CAAATAATCAAGTTGCGTGATACCACCAACATCATATGAGATCTGCTTACGACCCATCACGATTTCTTCCCTTTCAGTCACAAGACCCCAAGGAGACATACGTTTCTTTAACTTCTCACCAAGAATTCGGTCAATACGACGAACCAGATATGGAATATCATACAGTTGACTATTCCAACCAGTCACAACCTCAGGTGTATTCTCCTCAATCATCCACCAATTGATGAAGTCAGTCAGAAGTTCATACTCAGTTCTAAATCCTTTATAGAGAACATTCTTCTGAGTATTATTAAAAGAACCACGACCCCAAGTGCGAATCTGCTTCGTATTGTAGTCCTGGATTGTAATCAACAGCACTTCTTCAGCGGCAGATTCTACGTCAGGGAATCCATTCTCTGATGCAACTTCAATGTCAATAGTGGCAATCTTAATCTTGCTGGTATCAAACTTGATTTCATCTTCAGGATACATTTCAGAAATATACTGATAGATATATCCTGTATTACCAAATATCTTGAAGTTTTCTACACCATCATATCTCTTGACAAACTCTCTACAATCACGAACGGTGCCAGGTTCTACCGATTCGACATACTCTCCTTCAAGGGTTTTATATTTTGTCTTCTTACTAGCAGGAACAAAGAGTGTGGGATAAAACTTTTCCCTTGTAGCAAAGTGTTTACCATTCTCATAACCACGGACCAGAAAGTGATCCCCGACCATTTGCACGTTGGTGTAAAAGCGCATCAGTTGATTTTTTCCAAGTATTTTTCAAGAAGATCCGAATTGGGATCAGCAATAGTAATAATTTTATCAGAACTAATCATAAACTCAGTCTGATCTGTATCATTCATCATCCAAGGACAAAGATTGTGCCCTTCCCAGATTTCGTGAGGATTAATCAGTTTGCAATCGGGTTGACCAATATCAGCACCAATTTCAATAATCTCACTAATCAGTCTCTCACTGTTCGTCAGTAGAATCACTTTGATCGTCTTGTCCATTAATCATCTCCTCATAAAGTTCTTGAATTTGTTTTGCCGGACTTACAACAGTCACTAACCAATCATACCTGACAGGAATCTCTTTATCCATTGTGAATGGAATCCAACGAGTAAATGATATGTTTGTTTCACCATTACTCTCCTGAGGTTCTTCTGTCAGAATTTGAAATCTTGGTTGAAGACCTACTGCATAGGGATTCGTAAATAGATATCCACAAATCTTATCTTCCTGGATGAGTTCCTTAATGTCGGCAATTACAGACTCTCCAGATTTTAATAGTGCAATCTTAATTGACATTCTTAGTTTATCTCTCAAATTATAATAGCATAAAAAAGAGGGGAGTGCAACTGGTTTGTGCCAGTTTCCCCTCTGCGACGACGATAGCAATAATATTTAGAGGTAGTCTTTTCTCTGATGATGCTCTGGAACAATCTTGCCGAGTGTGATACTCAGCAACCCATCCTCAAAAGTAACTGATCTAACTTCCGTCTCATCTGAGAGCGTCCAAGATCGGGTGAACGATCTCTGAGCCACTCCTCTATGGACATATTCTGTTTCAGATTCTCGGTCTTCTTTTTGTCCCTCGACAAAGAGCTTTCCGTCTTGTGTGTAGACATAAACTTCTTTCTTTTTAAAGCCTGCGAGTGCAAGTTCTAGTCTCGATTCTACGTTGCTGACCGTGACTAGATTGTATGGTGGATAGTTTGCCGTTGTTTCGTGCAGGTTAAACAGACGGTCAAAGTATTCATCCATACCAATGCTATTCCTATTTATACGGTCTAGCAGCTGTGACAAATCGGCGGCTTTATACCTTGTAAGGTTGTTCATCTTTACTTCTCCTTTTAAAGCGAGATTTGATTGTGTGGATCCCGAAGGCATCCGTAAGTATATAGTAGCACAGGTCATAAAAAAGGGGGTGTGGACCCCCGTATCTTTTTATTCGGTTTCCTCTTCCACTCTCTTCTTCTTAGATCCAATATTATACTTGGTCTCAAGAATCCAATCTTGCTTGTCTCTATATGCCAGAACCTTAATCTGATTGAGTGGTGCGATATCTTGAATCTTATTCACATCAACAATACCAATCAAACCCCAATCAGCAAGGAGTTGTGCGATACGATTGCGACGTTGAACATCATTCAAGGTCAGGTTTGCGTGTTTACCATCCAGTGCAAACAGTTCCTTAAAATGAACAAGGAAGTATCTACCTTGCTTGTGCAAAATATGGCAGGACTGATAGATTTTCTTTTCCTTTCTAGATGCAACTCCAATACGAGTCAAAGTCTCACGAACTTTCAAAAAGTCATCTGGTTCCCCAAGAACCACTTCCACCATTTGATCTGGCGACCACTTTACTTCTGCTTCTCTAACAACACTCATTTCGATCCTCCAGTGTCAAATTTCGATTTTATAAAATTAAGTTGTTCTTGTGTTAGGATCTTCAGAGCTTGCTTTGCTTTCTCATTACTATAACCATAATAACGTTTGACCAAATCAAGATCTTTGATCTTATCTTGTCGGAGCCAGGGAGAGAATCTCTTCTTTTTCCTCACAATATTTATAAGAAAATCATATTGAAGTTTCTTTGGGAGAAAGTTATACTGATTCATCTCATTGGCAAACATCAAAGTATCGATGTGTCCAGAGAAGCAACGATTGACAATATAAGGAGGATATTCTTTTTCGAGTGAGGGATCTTCATCAATCAAATGCTTCTTGGTTTGGTTGATGGAATTGAGCCAGTCTTTCAGTTCGGTCATAGGTCAAGCATAAGATTAAGGATTACACTATCATCATTACGATGAATATCATAATTAGTGACTAGGAGTTCAGTTTTAACATTATCCTGAGTATTCTTATCACCACGATGAACCATGGAGTATCGTAGTTTCCATTCATTAAGATAATAATCTTTATATAATTCTCTCAATCTTTCATTATCGTTATAAGTGATCATAAAATTGTGAGGACACTTATAAACATCTTCGGCAAATCTATCGTGGTCAAATGACTTGTGCATCTCCCTTTCTTTACCATACAAGAAGTCTTTAATGTCATAAGGAGGATCGAGGAATACAAAAGTATTCTCAGGACCTTCAGCATTCATAACCTCAGAGTAATCAATATTAGTAATCTTCCAGTTCTTAATCAAATCAGAAAACACAGCAAGTTTATCTGCTCCGACCAGAGAGAAGTTAGCATTAGCAGCAGTGCGTGAGAATGTGCTGTTCTCTGTCAGTCCAGAGTAACTACACTTATTCATAATGAAGAAAGCAACTGCCTTTTGGAAATCATCGTAAGTATCGATTTCACTGGCATAACGATCAAACAGATCTCTGGCAAACTTATCCTTCTCATCCTGTGTGCCACTCTCAAGCATCTTCTCTTTCTGCTCTCTGACACTCTCAGACAGGTCTCTCCCATTATCCCTGAGTTGCACCCAGAAGTTGTAGAGAGGCACATACAGGTCATTAATCCACACAGGGATATCCCTATTTGCCTTAGTCACATCAATAGCAATAGAACCACCACCAATGAATGGTTCACGATATTCAGTGATAACTTTTGGATACCACTGAGAGAGGGTTTTAATTGCCTTCGACTTACCCCCAGGGTAACGAATCGGTGTTTTAAGTGCTTTTAGAGTCATAATCTTTAGGATGATATTTCAAATATTCAAAGAAGGTCAGTTTCATTTCCTTCTCAGTCATACCACAATGCTTTGCAGCAGCAGGTAAGTTCAGTCTAGCACGATATAGTGCCTCGTTTGCTTCCTTTACATTTTCTGGTGTAGTCTTGACTACTGGGTCTTTTAGTTTAGACTTATCAATTTTGAGTAATCCCATTAACGTACAAATCGAAAGATACGATTGATGCTTCCAGTCAATTCATTTACACCGACTGCCATTTCACGGTATCCAATACCGACATAAACCTGTCCAAGAACAACTGCAGTCGTGCAGATACCCCAGAAGATATAATAATGTGATGATTTCATCTGTGCTAACTTTTTAGTTTTTTTGTTTTTCATCTTCCGTGCTCCATAATGTAAATTCAAAGTCTTCAATGACATCATTGGAAAGAAACCTCTTACAAAGTTTTTCGATTTCTTCATTGGCATACTCTTCATTGTCTGCCTCAAAATCAATCTCAATCAACTTACCAAGACGCAACTTATTAAAAGTCATATCAGACATTCTACCACATGCTGCCATGACAGCATTACCGGCAGAGTCACTCACTGCCTTACGCAGTCTAACATAGATTTTAGTCCTGAACTTCATTTTGAAATTTAGTAATCAATTTTGCAACTTGCTTTTTATCAGTGCCACACGGCGCATTATTTAGGCAGATAAGAATACATTCTTCATCAGAGATAGGGTCTCTCTGCCACCATCCATTTTCATCAATCATTTGAATTCACTCCATTAATCCATTTTCAATTTTTTTTAACATTCTATGAACTTGTGAGGGGAACCAAGAACTAGAACCGGTTCTTGTTTTAATATTTTTACTCTCTAGTATATCACACATTTCACGAAGAGTCATTCCACTATCACGCAATGATATCAAAAAATCTTTATATTCCCAAGCATATTTTTTTGCTCCTCTTTTTCTAATTTTATTATATTCAACAAGATTAATAGGATTGCCAAGTTTAACTCCTCTCTCCCTTGCTTTTTGAAGTCCCTTTCTAGTTAGTTCAGCGTGATTAATACGATTACGATAAGGTCTTCCATGAATCTCACAATGATGCTCATAACATAAGGTAATCATATTAGTCTCATCATCAATCCCACCTTCTACTCTAGGAGTGAAGTGATGGTGATGTAAATCTTCGGTAGATCCACACACTGCACAAAAGTCTAAAATCATTTGAATTCACACTCCACATAAATAATTTAAAATCACACTCAAAATGAATTACAGAAATATCTATAATTCTATCATTGATAAGTATAAAAATCAATCAGGAATAACTGAATCTCATCACATTATCCCCAAGAGTTTGGGAGGTGATGATAGTCCAGAAAATCTTGTTGATGTTTCTCCAAGAGTTCATTATATTCTCCATTTATTACTGTACAAAATGAATTCGGGCAATAACAAAAAGAAAATGTGGTATGCCGTTTGGAATATGTCCAATCAAGGAAAAATCAAAACGGGGTCTATGTATCAATTCATTAGGGAAGAGTGTGCTGTCAGGCAAAAAGAGATACAACCAAAAGTGCCTTGGAATAAAGGAAAGAGGGGGTATAAGATTAATCAAAGACCCCAGAAAGGTATCCCGAAAGTAACCTCTTACAAACCGATTGAATATGATGGTGTTATATACCAATCTATCAAAGAGGCTGTAGAAAAAAGTGGTAAAAGTTACTACATAGTCACCACTAACGGAACTCGCATTCAACCATAATTTCAGTAAGACAAGCAAGCATATTTATCTCTTGGTCTGCGACGAATGCTCCTTGATACTGATACTTAGCAATAACAAGGACAGCAGCAGGAATACTACCAGGGACCAAGGAATCATAAAGACTATCGTAAATACGACGCAGAAGTACAGTAGTATCATTGTCCAAATTAGAAACGATCCACTTGCGAACTTCCGCAAAATTTTTCTGTTTAAGATTTTTGACAAGTTCGTTAACAGCAACATCAGAAAACGTAGCAAGAATACCAGAGTCAATCTTTCCACCAACGGAATACCGCTGGCACTCATTCAACACACGACGCCAGTCGGGGAAGTGCTTATTAACAAGTTCTACCAGGACCTTGTTATCATATTCAACACCTTCTGCAGCCAAGATTTCTTGGGAACGTTTGAAGAATTGTGCTGCGAGGGCAGGTTTGTCCTTTCCTTTAATTCCGAATTCAACGACAGCACAACGGGAGTGGAGGGGTTCGATGATTTTGTTCTTATAGTTGCAGGTGAAGATGAATCTGCAGTTGCCACTAAACTCCTCAATAGACGCCCGTAAGAGGAGTTGTACGTCGTTCGTTGTGTTATCTGCCTCATCAATGATGATGACTTTGTGTTTTGCAGTTGACGAAAGCGAGACGGTCGAAGCGAAATTCTTCGCATTGTTTCGGACAGTATCCAGGAATCGTCCCTCATCGGATCCATTGATGACATAATAGTCTACCCCAAGTTCATTACATAGTGCTTTTGCGACAGTGGTTTTACCACATCCAGCAGGCCCAGCCAGAAGTAAATTAGGTACTTCACCTTTATCTAGGAAGTCTTGAAAAGTCTTCTTAATATTTGTTGGTAAAATACATTCTTCAATTGTCTTGGGTCGATATTTTTCTACCCACAGAAATTCATTTCTCATAATGTAAGTTGAATGATTTTAGTAATATCAATAACTGCAAAAAAAGAAGAGACAGATGCAATGTCATATGCTTTGCAGTTGATTGAAAAAGGCAATACTAGTAAGTTGCCAAAGAGACGTGCAGTGCATCCAAATCTAACGTCTACGTACAGAACAAGGAAGTATCCAACTATAAGCAAAACACTCCCAACAAGTCTGCACCTGTTTATGGTAATCATAGCACATATTCATTCTAATGGTCGTTTGAAACTTTGAGTCACATGACTAGTGGCCTCCATGGCAGTGTATATGTAACTAGCAGCAGACTCTGGGATAGTATTTTCACCACAGGTAAAGACATCACACACTGCCATATGAAGTTCAGGCCAAGTATGGATACTGATATGACTCTCTGCAAGGAGAGCGATAGCAGTAACCCCATGAGGGTCAAACTTATGTGATGATATATCAAGTAAGGTGCTCTCTGCAAGTTGAGCAGCGTTCACAAGGACATTGCGAATGTGCAACTCATCATCAAGCAACTCATACTTACATCCCTTGATTGTGAAGAGAATATGTTTCATTCAGATGCTCTCCACTCTTTTCTCATTTGTTGATAGGTTTGATCATAGGCAGCCAAGTCTCTAACTTCCTTAAATACGGCAGCAGCTTTGGACTTTTCATTGGTTCGCCAATCTTTCTCTTGGGGTCTGATTTTACCAGAAACTTTATCGTACTTCCGTCCACTGGCATGATTAGCATACCTACGGGCTCGTGTAAAACCCATCTCCAGGAATTTCCTCGCCATGTCCATACCAATGAAGTCCCGTTTGGTTTTAAATCCAAGGAACATTTGGTATATCTTAGCAGAAGAGTTGCGAGCAGTAGTTTCATCTACAAAACGCCAATGAGCACAAATATCGTCAGTGTAAGGCCTAACAAGAAGCACTCCCTGCTCCCCTCTTCCGATCCGATAGAGCGAGCGAGTGTCAGGATCCGTGAAGTCAAGTGTCTTGTAATCAAGTTCATAATCAAACTCTTTCATGTCAAGTGCAGAAGATGTTGTAGTAGTGTCGGGTAACCGACTCACAGGCTTCCTTGGTGGAAGCAACCATCAGTATTTTACCATCTTTTCGGACAGATTGCCAGATGCCATCGTCCCTTTTTTCAACTTTGTAAGGCATAGTTAAATCCAATCAGGTTTACGACTTGGGATGCGTAGATAGTTATTCTTTGCCCAAGGTTTAGATGCAATGTACCGCTTGTATGCAGTAAACGTATCTATTGTATCATCAAATTTCCACTCTTCAGGCATTGCTCTGGAAAAATTATCTGCCATACAATAGCAAGTAATTGCCTTTCCAGTTTTACGATGAAATAATTTTTTTGCCTCAAATAAAGTCTTGTTGCACGAATGAACCTTACCATATCGATTATAATATTCATCGGCAAGACAGCATCCATGTTGAATCAACCAGGCAGTATTATAGATATTTCTTGCTGCCCATTGTGTTGATGGATGATTACGAAATGCTCCCTTCCTGGTTTCATAGTATCCTCCATCTTTTTTGGGTAAAGGACCCCAACCATAATACCACTCTGAAAAAATAATAGAGAGCATTTGACAACACTCTAAAGGCATCTTGACAATATGTTTGTCAGGAAGAACTTGAGCAGAACGTTGAGGGCACTGATCTGTTGCAAAAATGTTCATAGTCTTTCAAGAATACCTCTTGGTATAAACCAGTATGGCACGGATTGCCAGTTTCTTCCAACCAAATATGCCTGATAAAAAAGTTTCACATCACCAACACCATTCCGATATGACTTGGGGTAGATCGTTGTGCTCATGAAACCAAATACCAAAACATGAAAAAAGTTTCCAGCAGGATGGTGACCCAATTGAAAACCTAAAAGTTTTGCTTCATCCCCAATACTAAAACTCATGCGGAAGTGATCATGGAGTTGGTCATGCAGTTCAGTGCATTCACCAATACCAGGTATCCAGTTCTCTAAGAATTCAATATAAGGATCGGGTTGCATGGTCAATCAAAGCAAAACTCAATAAGTTTCTCTCCAACTGCCTGAGGACGATCTTCATATGATTGTGCTTCCAGTTCACCATCAGTGGTCCAATCATCAGACACTGAACCAGGATGATAATCGTTTTTGCAGAACTGTGCAGCGTGAAGTGCTTCATGATCTACAGTTCGATTGATTTCGATCATGGATCTTACCCTACTTATCGTATGTTTCATAATAGAATCAGTACAGATAATAACTTCAATAAACTGAGTGCTGGGTGTAGATAGAGTAAATCCAGCAAACTGATCGTTGCGTTTCCAACAGATTGGAGCATTTTCAACAACTTCAATACCTGCTATTTCTAGCAGTTTGAGAAGAGTTTCTCTTTCTGGAGTAAGGTAAGCTTCCATATCTTAATTCCTATAATTAGTGTTAATTAAGATTCTTACTGGATAATTAATCGGACACATTCCAGTATGAACATGGTTACCTGGAAAAATTACCAACCTATTTTCTTTTGGAAGAATTCTTTGTTTCTCGGTCAAAACAATGTCCTTTGGTATTTCTCCACAGAATCTTTTTTCATTGTAGATAATAGTTGGAGCATCACTATCCGTGACATAAAAGATTGATGTAGTATGCTCTCTATCACAATCAATGTGAGGACCAAAAACAATTTCATTATCACCACGATATGTGGTCATATCTAATCTGCAACGAATTACTTCCTTTAAATTAAATTGTTCTTTTACCCTTTCATTCAGTTGTTTAATAAACTGAATGTGAAATCCCTCTTCATAAAGATATTCTTCGGGAGCGTCTTCATCAACAACTCCTGCAGAAAATCCATAATAGATTCTAGGATCGCCTTCGCTTGCAACAGAAATACCTTTAGTAAATCCCCAAGAATTGCAGTCCTCAATATGATCTCTGAGGACTTTAAATTCATATTTGTCTAAGAAGTCATCAACTACAATGACTTCATCTCTCTGAGGTTTCTTAAACAAGAACATTACTCAAAAGTAGAGTCTGGTTCCAGGGCAATAAAGTACTTCAGATCATAATCTTTGCTAGTGAATCGAGACAGAAGTTTTTGAGACACTACAACCTCATAAGAACCAGGAATGATCTTGATGTTCTCCACTTTAAAATTGAAGCAGAAGGTGTTGTTAGTCTCACCAACAACCACAGCATAGTCGTTAGAAGTTTCGTTCTTCTTGTCACGAACAACCAGTTTAACAACACCATTCTCACCCACGGCAGAGAAATCAGGGAGTTGATACACAGCAGCTGCTTTGAGCAGTTTGTCCAATTGTTGAGTGCTCAATTCAAAAGACACATCTTCAGTAGGAAGAGTGATATCCTTGTCAGGTGGGGTGACAATTACTTGAGGATCGGCAAAGAAATACTTGGAGCGAGAACGACCTTCTTTGATCACCACATATCCGTTGTTTGCAAAGTCAAGATCAGGACTCTGGTGCAGAGACAGACCATTGAGGAATTGGTTCAAATCATAGATTCCAAAGTCTTTGGGAATCTCTTCATTGATAGTTGCTTCAGCAAGAATGTTTTTCATCACACTGATAGTGCGAAGACTATTGCCCTCTTTAAACAGGATGGATTGGTTGATGGTGCTAAAGTTCTTCAGCAGGTTGAGGGTAGAATCAGACAGGTTCATAGTTTTTTCTTTGAGTTTCATCATCACTGAGGATAGGTTTCGCGTTTTGCATTCTTGTCATTGAAATGCATTAGAAGCACAGCATAATGCAGGATCTTCATAATGTCACGCCGAGCAGTGCCTTTCTTGTCATAACGAGAGGCATACTTAAGGATGTTGGAGCGGCAAAATGCTTCACCATCACCACATGCTTCAATCAGATCAAGTGTTTGAATTTTATCATCACCAGCAGAATAGTGCTGGTTATATGTGCCAGAAATATAATCAGTTAGTTCTTTGAGGATTGCATCCTCATCATACTTGTATCGTCGATTTTCAGTCATAGTAATGTTGAAAGTGTTTTCATCGCTGAATGGATTTTCTTTTGTTAGGTCATTGCGATCATAATGATAATAATATTCAGAATGATCAATAGAATCTTGCTTATCCATTTTTAAAAGTTCATCGTAAAGCATAGACCAAGCGTTTAATGTCATTATATCAGTTCTGTGCCTCCTCGTCAATTGGCATCTGGAAATCAGCATCTACTTTGTCATAGAGTTCCATGAATGCTTGCTTGGTGTCATCATCAAAGCGATTGACACAAACCTCCATTGCCAATTCTTTTTTACCAAAGATCTTGTATGCACGGATGATATGAACCAGGCGACGGGTGCTGATGATCTCATCCACACCACCATCATAGAAAGTCTTGCGGATGATGTCTGCCCAATCTACAAGGCGCTTACAGAAATCAGGAGCAACCACTTTGAGATCGCGTGCCACACCTTCTAGAATCTTCAGTTCTGTGGCAGGGGTGGGGTACTCCTGCTCGAAGGTAACAGGGAATCGTTCGAGGAAGGCTTCATTGAGCACGTTAGTTCCAATGAATCGTCCGTCGTCGCTACCTTTACCTTTAGTATTTGCTGTGGCGATGACGTTGAAACCACTTCCAGGCTTAACCCATCGGCCGATTTTTTTAAGGAATACTCCTTTCCCCTCAAGGATGCTTTGGAGACAGAGAATTTTGTTAGAAGCGAGGTCGATCTCATCAAGGAGCAGGATAGCACCTCGTTCGAGTGCTTCAATGACTGGGCCATTGTGCCAGACGGTGTTGCCATCAATAAGGCGGAAACCACCAATAAGATCATCTTCATCTGTTTCAATAGTAATGTTTACGCGGATAAGTTCCCGACCCAATTGAGCACACGCTTGCTCAACTGAGAGCGTTTTACCGTTACCAGACAATCCTGTAATGAACGTCGGATAGAATAGACAGGACTGAATAATTTTTTTAATAGAACCGAAGTTGCCAAACTGGACGAAGGTATCATCTTTTTCAGGAATGAGATTTTGCTCAACAGCAGGGAGTGCTGCAGGAGCATTATAAGTTACTTCAAGTTCCTGCACAGTCTCCTTTGTTACTTCCAAATTCCACTTGCCACGACCGACTTTGTAATCAGCAAGTTTGTTAGTAACGGTCTGATAAGCACAACCATTCATATTGCACCATGCACGAACATCAGCAGCTGTGAATTCAGTGCCATAAAGGTTTTGAAGCGAGGTGCGAATGTAATCGGCGGACAATGCCATTTGCTTTGTTTGAACTGAAGGTATTATAGAACAGAAAAGGGGGGTCATCCGACCCCCGTGTGACACTTATTCATTTGCTCTCTGTTTCCAGTAACTTTCAGAGATTATTTTGCCAGTGTAACCAGGATAGTATTTCTTTACCATAGCACCAATACCCATAGCAGTGATGGCACTCGTACACACAATAAGAACTTCTTTCGTATCCTCTAGGACGATATGTTTAAAAGGGAAGCGATGCATTCTTCTCAAGCGACTAAAGAGATAAACTCACCAAGGACCTTCTTATTTAGTTTCTTGGTTTTCAAAGATTTGGTAAATGCGTTTTTGATTTGAGCTTTAGTAGCACCCTCGTTAACTTCAAATTCAGCGTCATCTGCTAGTGCTGTTGCAGACATAGCAAAGTATGCATCATACCCAGAATTCTTGATCGTGAAACTACGTTGTTTCTTCCATTCCTTCTGAGTTTGAGAATACTCATCACTATACTGATCGATATACAACCTCATGAAAGCACCAGAGTCCCTACTCTCAAGAACGCGAATACCAATGAAGTTTGTATTCGGAAAACGATCCTTCAGGTTGGTAATAAGAGCACTGGTAAATTCATGCCAACGATAAGGAACTCTATAAGTGTTACCAGTCTTACGGTCACGGATGAAGGTATTAGGATGAAGATGATTACAACCTAGATATGGTTCTTCCTCCCAAGGACGTTTAACGATGACATGATAGGGGACATGATTTGCCTCACCATCAGTCAAAACAATACACTGAACCTTTTGAACTTTGTTTTCTTGCTGGAACATCGGAAGAATCTGATGGAGAGAAATCAATGCCTCATTCAAAGGAGTTCCTGAAAGTTGCAAACGCCTAGGACAGGCCATTGCATATGGATAGCAAGTGCGAAAAGACTCAACAAGATGCCAGATATTGAGCAGTTGCTTATCAAGATCTTTAACTTTACTACTCAGAATATTCATCATAGTAAAATCAGCGTCAACGGCAAGAAGTCCCTCCTTTTCTTCATAGTGAGGTATTTTATCATGTAACCTGCCATCCTCATCCCAACGATATCCATTCCACTCATTCGTGAACGCATACACCTCAAAAGGGATGTTGACTTTCTTACAAAACCAAATCAAATTAAAAAGTTGTTTGATTGTGTCTTGAAGAACGTACTGCATAGAACCAGACCAATCTAGAATAAACACGAGACCATGGTTCTTACCATCAGCAAGAGTGGTAACCTTTTTGAAAAGATCTTCATTGTATTTGTAAGTATGCAATTTGGTGCAATCCAGAACACCTGTGCGAGCAGTAGAAGCACGAGCATAAGAATCTGCTGCCTTACGACACTCAAACTCTTTCACTAGATAATTGACTTCTTTTTGTGCATCACGTTTAAATTTTTTAAATTCTTCATCAGAAGTATTGCTATGTGTAGAAATTTCCTCAAACCTAGCATATGCCTGGTCGATTAGTTCATGAATTTGCTCATTTGGGGCAATGACAGTCTCCAAGTTTAGTTTAGGAAGTTCAACATAGTGATTTGAACCAGAAGCTTCGCTAACTAAATCCTTTAATTTACTTTCAAGAAGTTCATCAGTGGTAACTTTTGGATCTTGAATTTCAGTGGGCCCACCAACGGAATCCTCTTCTTGAGGTTCTTGCTTCTCTGCTTCAATGGTGCCCTCTCCCTGGTCAGGGGACTCTTCTTCACCACCCTCCTGATCTTGCTCACTCTTAGGAGGAGCACTGAATACTTCTAATTCTTTCTTTTGCTCTTCCTTACAGAACTCATACAAATGCCTTGCGGCATCAACTGCATCATCAAAAGTTTCGGCAGCAGAAATCATATCAATAATTTGACGTTCTGCAAGATTGAAACTGATATCCTGGAAATTTCCAAT